ATCATTGATAAATGGGTAACAAACTCCACAGGAGTAAGCCTGCGTAAGTATGGCATAGTTGATCCTACGTTCTTTGCACAAGTACTAGCTGCGCCAATACGTGATGTATGGGATATGCGCGGTCAAGTCATTAGCAATGCATTGCAGCGTTCTATTGACAAGGATGGATTGCTCGCCACAACAGCAAACATGCTTGGCCCTGGTCGTGCGCAAGCTATGGCTGATGCGTTCAAGCGTAGCTATGAAGCAAGTGACTTGCATCGTATGCGGCGCGAAGGGCTAATTGCGCAAGGTTTGGCGTATGCAATGGAAAGCGGATCGCTAACTGGCTTTGCTGCAAATGTGCGTAACCTAGCACAGAATAGTCCTGAATACGCAGCAGCTATGAATTACGATGGCTTTGCAAAAAGCATTACTGACATTCGCACATTAGAACAGTTTCGTGAATATACTGCAACTGCGAATGCAGCAAGTGGCAATATCCCTGGCGGTGCAGAAGTGCGCAGGCTTTGGCAATCGTATTCTAAGTTTCTTGACTTAATTGCGAATGCGCCACAAAGCGCAATCTATCGTGCGAACAAAGGCAACCTTGCTAATGAGCAAGGAATAATTGGACAAGCACGCTCTATTACTGGTGATCCATCACAATACGGCAGCTATCGTATGGTGCAAGGCTTGTTGTCTATGGTGCCATATGGCAACATTATGATGCAAGCAGGGCATCAAACGCTAAAAGCGTTTAAGCGTGAGCCAGCGGCATTTGCTGTTCGCACTGCAATGCTTGCAACAATGACAAGTGTTGCTATGATACAGTCTGCGATTGATGCTGATGAACGTGCGATTGCTAAAGGTGAAGCGCCACAATCTGTTGCACACTTGCTTACCCGCGATAGCCGTGATGCAGCAGCAGCGTTTCGTTTCTATCTGGATAGCAGTAATCCAGAAGCAAGCATACGTGTTCCTATTGAACAGAGTTTTGCTCCGTTCTTTAGCGCAGTACTTGCATCAGTTGCGAAGGGATTTGACCTAGAGAACCCAGAGTTTTTCTCACAACGCTATGCGCCGCTTCGTGATAGCATTCACCGCCTTATTGAAGATGGTGATGATCAACGCATGCGCGCAGCATTCGGCCTAGCTGGTGGCGATATTCCTATGCTTGGTGCGGCAGATGCAGCATCGCGTATATTGACAGGACAGAGCATTGAGAATGCTTTGTCATTTGCTACTGGTGCGCGCATCACACCAGATCGCAGCAGCAGATCGCTAGATCGGCAGTTGCTTAACAATGACGTTGCTGATCGCTATACTGCAACAATTCTTGAAACTGCTACAGGATTTGGTGGTCAGTCATTGCTTGACTTGTGGCGCACATTTGGCATTGTCAATCGTGAAAAGGATACAGCTAGTGCGTTGTCTGCTACTGCAAAGCAGTATTCGCTAAATGTAACAGGTGGTGCGCGCATAGTCGGTCCTGCTATGTTTGGACAAGAACGGCGCCAACGTAGCACAGATATTGTTGGTGAAATCATCAGGGAGTCCGAGCAGAAGCTAGACACGCTTACGCGCAACATGGGCCAGCTTCGCGGTGGTGAAGGTTCAATTGGCCCATCTACGCGCTTGCGTGAACCAGAGTTTGGCGGTGGTCGTGCTGGTGTTCCAGCAGATATGCAGCCATTGTTGTTGCAACTTGCTAAGTTTAATTCTCAGCTTAGTAGGATGCAGCAGCAACGCACTGATGCATTAGAAGAATTGCGTACATTAAATGGATCACCGCAGCTTCGTGCTGATCCTGCTCGCTTGCGCACAGAAACTAATCGTGCTGCGCAAAATGTACGTGAAATCAACTCAATGATATATCAACGCATTCTTGCAGTTGAAGCTGACTTGTCAGAAGAAACTGGCAGACGCATTCGCATCAGTGACATTGATCCAATGCAAGACATGAGCCAGTTTCCTTTGATACGTGGTGCAACACAATAACTACTACGCTTCGTTCAGCTTCTCCATAACAAGCTGATTAAGGTTGCGTAGTAGTATTTTGTTTGTTGCTCGCCAAATAGTTTTCTTTCTGCCAGATGTTGGTATCTCAAACTTCTGTACCATTTCCATTTCATGCATGATAGCTAGAGAGTATTCTAACTCTCTAGTTTTCAATGCATTGCGTGTTTTGAATAGTAAGTCAGACTGACCTATGCCTAACTCACCAGCTTCTAGCAACACGCGCCGTAACTTATCTATGCCACCAGTCAATCGCGCAGCTTCCTTGTTTGCACCAAACAGCGAAGCAGCAGAGTTTTTATGGTGTGTGATTAGTTTGATTGCATGGCCTATATGGTGTGCATCAATTTGCCAGCTATCATCGTTCGCACATAGCAACGCAGCTAGTCGCAGTATGTGATGATCTTCTCTAGCTTCAAATGATGCAACAAACGGATCATTACTGTCCCCATCCCTGCGCTGTCCATACCAATTCACAAACTTAGTGCGCGCATTTGCAGTTAGTCCAATGCCGACACGTCCCCAATGCTCTGCCATCTTGCGTATATGCCGCAATTCAGTGCCTAACGCCGGTGACAGATCACCAACAGCGTCATCATCTGGCCATGCAACTAGATGCTTGCGGCGTTCTTCAATGATGAACAAGCATCTGCTAGTGAAACCACCTTCAATAACATCTGGATTGATTGCTCGCACTAGCCAGCTAGGTGTAGATGCAGCAGCAAACGATACAAACACATTTTGAATGACTGTATTATTTGTAGTCATGCGGCTGTAATCACGGATTGATGGGCAATCATACAAGTCAGTCAACATTCCTGGCATTGCAATTGCGTACTGCTCTTTGCCTAGGAATGTGACTAACTCACTAACAATGATTGCTGCTGATGCGTGACCAACTGTGCTGGATTTGATCGCCATTTGTTCACGCAATTTCTCAGGAGTAATGCTTCCTGTGATAGTCAGTGTATCATCACTGAAATCTGCACTGCGATACACCTTTTCACACATGCGGATCGCAGTAGATTTGCGTGTTGTTCCTGCATCTGCGCATAGCACTATGTACAGATTGAGGAATACGGGCGCTTTTGGGCGATTTACAATAATGCGTCGCCCAATAGCATTACTAATTAGCCACATGCCGCACCAGAAATCATATGCAAGTGGCGTTTCTAACGGTGCCATGTATTGCAGATAACGATGCAGAAATGTATTAGGCTTTACGGCTTCTCTAAACATTTCTTTTGTCTCCGCATGTTACACAATCTATGCGTAACTTGTAAGTTAGCTTTTCTATTCTTGCCACCGTCACCAACAGGCACGATATGATCCAGCGTTGCCTCAGTTGGATCAATCTCTGTGCCACATATTGCGCAGATACCAAGCTGTTCTGCATACAGTTTGTTGCGCATGTTCTTTCTATCTTTGGAGTTCATATACCGAGTGCCGAATGCACTGCTTGGTGAGCGTTTGCTTCTATCAGGCATCAAACTTCAACTTTCTCATGAGTGACCAGCGATGCACACCATCATTCCCTGCGTAACTTACCTTGAAATCAGCAGGAATAATAAGTGGCTCACCATGGATGAACAACGGGCGTTCAGCATACTTGCGCATTACCTTAGCAACACGCATTGCATCACGTTCTCTGCATAACGCTGTCAAACTGTCATGGTTATTGAACGGTATGCGCGCATACATAGGCCAGTCATCATCTTCTTGTGCTAGATATTGCACACTACATACAAAATCCCCAAGTGTGCTTTGGGGCTTGAATGCAATGATGCTATCCATGAGGCTTTCATCAATGCGAGAACCAAGAAACTCCATGCGTCGGCCCATGCATGTCCATAAGGCGCGATGCTTGTACACTTCTTGTACAATTATTTTCCACCATTGCTGCAATTCTGGTGTTGCTTGATGATAAGCATTGAAAGCAGTCTCTGCGGCTCGCAATGACAAGCCAGTAGTTGCGGCAAGTTTTCCTGCTTGCATTCGGTAATTAAGTCCATGTCTGCAACGCTTGGAGATAGCGCGCAATGATAGGCTCCCGATAGGGTGGTCGGGTGTTGCGTTGCTTTCGTCGTAATAGTCAAACTTAGGGACACTCTCGTAAGGCACATTAAACATTTCACTCGCCAATGCGATGTGTGCGTCGTAGCTTCCGGGGTTAAGTCTTGCACGTTCAAACTGCTCCTTCCATTTGTTGATCTTTGCTTCCCATCCTACGATGCGCGCTTCTGCTTGCGCACCGTCGAAGTACACATAACAGAGACTTTCTTCTCTTTTGGGTTGGGTTCTTGGTGACGACAATCCGTGTTGTGACATGTGTAATACCTTGTGCTTAGGTTGGGCCAGACAGTAGTTTCGCTCCCACAAATAGAGCAGATCATTCTTGTTCTAGTTGCAGACTTGGACAATCCCATGCAGTTTGCTCCGGGTGTGGTGACATTCCCTTATCAGATTTGACTTCAACGCCATCAACGATAAGTTGTGTCATGTTTGTATATCGCGGCTGTTTGTACACTTCTCGATTGACATGCTGCGCTAGCAAACGCCATGATCGCCAATCAATTGTGATTTCTTTTAGCTGCACTTCAATGGACCCAAAGTACCGGCGCATGGATCGAATGTGTTCGATCAGACTTTCTGGATCATAGCATGTCATATCATCCTCGCTTGCTGACAATTCGTATTTCGACAGTAATTCTGTCCTCATGAAAATCGGACCTAATAATGGATGTATATGCGTCTGCTGTACGTGCAATCTCTGCACGTAGCGATGACTCATAATCCTGCACAGCTTGCTGTATAAACCTTTCTTTGTGTTTTTGCACAGCAATGTCAACAGCATATTTGACAGCTTCTTCTAGTACATTTGGCTCAATCATCGAACGTCATCCTATCTGCTATGAACATGCCTCTCAGCCGTTCTGGTTGGTTCTGTAGGTTCATGCCACTGCCCCACAATGTACTACTACTAGACAAACGCCCTGGCACAAACTGCGTACCAAACTGTTTGTAATCGCTGCGCATTCGCATGTCACCATCTATTGCGGCAGTGATGTACGTGCTGTACAGTTTGTGCTGTTCTTTGTAGTTGTTGAGGATAATCAGCATCCTTCTAGCTTCTTCACTTGTGCGAGGATTTTCAATCATTACATTGCGGTTTTCCTCGTTAGTGCTGATGCCCTTACCCTGCAAACGTAACACTTCAAAGAACAGCTTTGATAACTGCGTAGGTGAGTTTGGATTTGGATTGATAGTATCATCACCAGTAGCAATGCGCGCAGCTTCCACAAACTGTCGAGCAAGTTCGTCTGTACTGATGCCATACTCCATTTCCAATTGCTTGCGCATTGCAATGTCAACACGATTACCAAGCACCGTTGCCGCAATCAAGTGTGGTTGCAAGCGCATTACATGATTGCGGTAAAAGTCCCACAATCCTTGCGCAGTTAGATCACGCTCAACACGCCTTGCCACTTCCCATGTGATGCATACATCCTTTACATTGTATTCCCAAAAGCTAGATATGTTTCCACCCTCACGCCACTTTTCCTTTTCATCTTTATAGAACGGATGTGTGGTATATTGCGCAGTGAGAAAGCCAAGATTGTGTGGCCATGTGGGATGCAGCGTATGATGTGCAAGTAGTGTGTCAATCCACAATGGCTTTGTCTTGATACGATCTTTATACCAAGACCACGCGCAGTCAAACCCACCGTTTTGCGCAATAAGTTGGACATTTGGGTGTCGTAGCACTCGCTGTATCGCAACTCTAACCCGCGTTTCCTCAGCCAATGTCCAACGATTTTCAGACATTCCTCGGAAGTTAATGCACATACCTTCGTGCGCGTTGTTTGCAAAGCCGAAGCACGCTGTTTCATTAGCAACAACCTCTATGTCAAATGATACAGGCTTGCCTTCCTGTATCATGCGGTCGCACCATACAACCGCTTCATTTGGTGATGGATCATAGATAGGCGTGATGCTATGCTCACGCCATACACCACGCCGAACCATATCCAACTTGCTAATATCTAGCGTAAAGATTGGTTCAAGTGACGGCTTACGCATGATGTTTGCAGGATTGTGTGCAATGATAAACCTGCGAGTACCGTCACCAACAACACTACCACGCCATTGATCAATGCCGTCCTGCCCAACAATTGCTTGTAGTGCTACGTCACCAAGCACTAGAATGTATTTGCAGTTTGGTAGTTGTGACAACTCCCAATTCAACAGCGCAATCCAATGAGACAACTCATTGCGCGATACGCCTTTCTTCTTGGCTTTGTTAGTTTCCACAAGCTGCTTCTTTACTACGTTAGTAATGTAGCAATGCTGTCTGCTCATGCCGAAGTTGCGCATAGTATCCCAAAGCAGCTTACCAGCACCGCCAATCAGCGGCAGCTTTAGTTGTACTTCTCTAGGTCCAGGTGCTTCGCTGACAATAGCGATTTCACTGTTAATGTTACCATCAGCCAAGCAATCGCAAGATAAGCCAACAGCAGCAGCGCGCTTTGCAAACTCTCTGTTTAGTGCGCCAAGGTTTTCTATCATGTGTTGTTCCTATTTAGCCATGCACTGACTACGCTTTCAAGTGCGCTGTGGTATTCATCACGTGTACCAGGATTGATCAGATTAACTGTAAACACTCCCGGTAATTCGATGTAACTACGGCTGTCACCTTCATATGATGTACTGTCTCGATGCAGCCGCACAAGCAATACATTCTGCAAACCAAACAGCTTGAGCAGCGGCTCGGCTTCATATGCAAAGCCGGAGTCACTGCAAACAAACAAGCTACTTGGTGAAGCAATAACTTCACGCTGCGCCAAGTTACCAAACACACGCATACCAAATCTGTCTTTTGCCCAATGCTCAGACATGCTGATCTGCACATCACGATAACTTTGATTGAACAGCAATGGGTCAGGGATAGACTTGTTCTTTTCAAGATGCTGCACTTGCGCATCAGTCAGATTGAAGAATGCTTTGATGCCATCCTTCAATGGTTGGCTGAGTTTGAACCTGCGCACACTGCGATAACGATGCCACACAAAATCAGCAGCAGTATCTTTACCACTGCGCGGCGGGCCATTGAACAAGATTAGCTGCTTCATCGTTATTCTCCAAACACTCGGGGTTCTTTGGTTGTTACTGCAAGAGATAAGCCACGCATGTCTGTGATGAATGTGACATGCTTCTTCGCTCGTGTGATCGCAGTGTACAGGTTCTTGCGGTTCAGCATAACATGCACTGCTTTGTTGATCACATAGATAACATTGTCATACTCACTGCCTTGTGCCTTGTGCGTTGTCATTGCATATGCAAGGTACAAGTCATTCTGTGGGTACACCATCATCACTTTGTTCTGCCAGATGGATTGCATCACTGGTGGAATGCTGCATACACGATCCTCGAAATCAACGACAATTTCATGCATGTCTGTGATTTCAAGTACCTTGCCGACTTCACCATTGAAGATGCCAGTAGTACCGTCAGAACATTCTAAGTCATACCAGTTTTTGGTAATGATAACTTTGTCACCAACACCAACAGAGATAGGTGGATCATACGTCTTGCCACCGTAGCTGCGCCGTGGTACATCAATCGTTGCTCGATCATCAGGCATAAGCAGCATTTGCAAAAGCGCATTCAGCTTATGCGTACCAATCCATGACTTGTTAGCTGGCGTGAGTATTTGATTGCGAAGGCTTGTGTAGTCAGCTTTCTCCAACATTGTCAGCCAGTCTTTGTGCAACTCATTAGTCATTGCATCAACAGGGCGATCAGTGACAATCATTTCAAAGTCTTTGTTGCGTTGCGGCGCGCTGCCACTTAAAATGCGCTGCGCATTGGATAGAATGCCACTGTCACCAGACTGGCGATGCACTTTGTCTAGGTAAATCCCATCAAAGCGCGTGAGCAAGTCATTGAATGCAGTTGGCTTTGCTGCAATTGCACTGTTCTGTTCGATTGGTGGAAGCTGTGACACATCACCAAACACAATTAGACGGCAACCAGGGGGAAACGCATCGAGAAGATTGCGATGCAACTCTTGATTGACCATCGCGTATTCATCCACGATAACTACATCGTTGCCAATTGGATTTTCACGTGTGCGACGTGGAGTAGTTACGCCAAACGGCTTACCTGTGCGTGGGTTAATGTCACGTGGCGCTGTGTATTCAAGAAGCATATGAATTGTCTTTGCAGGAAAGCCAGTTGCTTCACGAATACGACGCGCAGCTTTACCAGTAGGAGCGCAGAGACTTGGATTGTATCCAGCATCTTGCAACTTCTGATAAATAACGCGCATGATTGTTGTCTTGCCGCTACCAGCAGGGCCGGTAACTGCAACAAGCCGCTTCGACACATCAAGCGCACGTTCCACTGCAAGTAGTTGCTTTGGATCGAACATTGAAATGTCAATCGCAGGCTTCTCTGGTTGTGTGATTTCTTCAGTCATGACTGCCTCATGGGATTACGTGGGGATGTTTGCCTGTGCGATGTTTGTGCAGCGCAGCCGCGCCAAATACACATAGCCATCGCATTAACTCGCCGCGTGTTATGCCTAGAATTGCTGCTTCTTTGTTCAGCAATTCTAAATCATCTTCGTGCATACGCACTGCAACGCAGCGTCCACTACTGTTTAAGCTAGTCAAGCCTCTGCGACCCGGCAGCTTAATAGGTATTGGAACATTGATATACTCGAAGCCACTCGTGTTTGAGGATACATTGTCTGACATTGCGGATACTCCTGTCATATAAAAAAGGGCGGTAACATTTCTGCTACCGCCCATGTAATGCCTCACACGTGTTAGCTACAAACACCGCTGCGAAGATGCTCTTGTATGAGCATCTTATGCGATTGCATTACTCGCTGTCACCATCCGCGCGAGCAGTGACTTCGATCTTGCGTGTGATGAACGGAACAACATCACCACCACTGAGACGATCAAGCATCGCGCGGCCATTCATTGTAATTTCTTGAATGCTCCGGTTCACTTCATCAGCATAAGCGCGGTCAGTGCCGGGCTTGAAGATGATAAACAGCTTGCGCGGGCCAAGTACGCGCTTGGCCTTGGCCTTTTCACCAGCGGCAGCGGGGGCATTCTTTGTAGGGTTAGCCATTTGAATTGTGGTCCTTTTGCTGTAGCCCTTTGGGCTTGGTTGATGTAAGCACTCTAGCACATTTTCCGTAGTAGTCAACGGAAAAACGACATTGGCCTAGATTATTTTTACTAGGCCAATGCCATCATATCAGGGTTAGACCCCCCGCGCCACCGCCGCGCGGGCAGTCATCATGCCCTGATATTCGTCATGTGTGATTTGCAGAATAACATCCTGCCCAATGAAATCAGGAGCATTGATCTTATTCGACGGAACCACCGCATGCTTCTCGCAAAACTTGCGCAAGCGATACCTGTTCGCAGGTGTATCAGCAAGCGACTGATACACTGTGAACACTTCACCATCAGGATTTCCGTCTGTGTAGTCAGGCGGAAACTGACTTGGATCAACATGATATGAGATCACAAGCTGCGGCTTTTGCGTGTTCTTGCTCAATGCAATTTCTGCACTGCGCACATTTCCACGATATTCACCAACCGGCAACGGCACCGGCGGTTCAGCATCACCGATGTTGCTTTGAAATGTATAGACAGAACTCATAGTTTCTTCTGACATTGCATGTCCCTTTGCTGTTGTCAACACTAGGCTTGTCTCATAGTATGCTAGACTTGTCAAGCCACCAAGTCTAGTATCTATGGGGGCGACTGACCCCCTAGATATTGTTGGCCGGTTCTGACTTGTTTATATCAGGTTCCGGGCGGGCAATTTGCAAGTACCTGTTCACTTCATGGCGAACATTGTACACCACATGATCAATTGCTGTAGCAAGCAATGAAGATGCATGATATTCAGGCACCAATGCACGATGCTCTGATGCATAAACACGCGCATCATTCACAGCTTTACAAGCAATATCAAGATGTTTCATTGCTTTGCGCAATGCATCCATTGATTTCTTTTTGTGCGCAAAAATCCCGTCACTTACATAGTTATACGGATTGTCACACCCAGGATCACCTATCGGAGCAAAGCTGTTAGGTGTTGGGAAGTGCGGTTTTGTTGAAGCCGTTTTCTTTCCACGCTTCGTACCATTGCGCGATGCCATTGTTATCTCCATTGGCTGATTTGGATTGATCATACTTGCATACGAAGAACGTCTTGTCACCAGCGAGAAACATTCTAGTACGCATTGGTGTCTTAATGCCATGCGCTCGCACATAGATGATACGCGCTCTACCAGTATCTTCTATGTGCCATATCTCACTGATCTTTGCAGGAAGAACAGACTTACCTTGACCACCAAGCGATAGAGTAATCTCAGTAATCTTGCCTTCCTTATCCATACTTTCTTGATCGTGTGCTGTAAAGATGCAATGCACTTTTGCATCAGCACAGACACGCATCACCATGGTAACAAAGTCAATTACCATAGCACTGCGAACGCCGTAGCCTGTTTGTCCTGGCTGTTCTAGTGATGCTTTGAAATCACCACGATTACCTTTACCAGAAACAACGGCATATGACAACGCCATCTGCCCGAATGATGTGAGGCTATCACATACAACGGTATTGATTTCGTTCTCACGAATTGTCTTAGCCAAGTCAGCTTCGATAATGCCACCTTGCTTGAACGATGCTAGCTGCGCTGGTTTGAAACCAGAGAAGTCAGCAACAAGAATGTCCTCACTGCGCGTAAGTGATGCAGTACCAGACGGATCAAACTGCAACCATAGTTTTTTACCAGGAGCAGTAGCAGCAAGCACAGTCTTACCAACACCGGGCTTGCCCCATAGCAGCATCGTGAGTACTTCAAGACGACTGACACTGGATTGTATTTCAGTGCTGCCAAGTTTCACTGCGCATCACCATCTGATGCAGGCGTCACGAAGCCACCATTATAGTCAGGTTGTTCAGGCAGCATCGGCGCGATTGGTGCAATGCGCTGATTGATTATATCAATCTGCACTGCAAGACTTGCATTCTCTGCCTGCAATGCAGCGATCTGCTGCTGCATTTCTTCGATGGCGGCTGTTTGTTCTGCGTTAGTCATTTCATTCTCCTGTCTTTTCGGTTAGCGGCGACCATTCATCAGTCACCATTTGTTCTACCATGTCTTGCTGATCCACTAAGTCACTAGCACAAAATGGGATCATACTACATGGACGGAAGTAGCGATTGCAACTATGTGTATGACGCGGCGCATTGTAAGGATCATCCTTGTTTGCGTTATACACATTCGTTGTATATTCCAACCACTGCAACCATCGTTCAGACATGAATTGTGGACGGCGCACGTCAACAATTGCAAGTCCATCTGTCATGTACTTAGGCAATGGCAGTGATAGTCCAAGCACTAAGCCACGTGTAATGTGCGTGTTAGTGAACAGTGAACCAGCAACGCAATAGCCTGTCACTTGATGGCTCATATCAAACGATTGACGCCATGAGTCATCAAGTCTTGACGCACTTTTGTTTTCTTGGATGAGCAATTCATCCGAACCCAAACTTATGTTGTGCAGTCCGTCAATGCGACCAGTATAGATGAATGGGGTTAGCGCCCATGTATCTATGAATGGTTGTATCTTGATTGCAAACGGTACTTCCACACCAATGTCAGCAGTAGGATCAGCATAGTCACGCATCCATACTGGATAACGCTTGGCATCCCACCTGCTTAGGTAGTACAGTATTGCAGTCTCAAGATTACTGAAAGTCCTGCGACGATCTGAAGGATCATCAACATAACCAGCAGTAGTTAGTGTTTCCAACACTGCATTGCGAACACTATCACTAGAGAAAGATGTAGTGTGCGCTAGCATTGCAGTGATGCATGCCCATCGTGGCTCACCAAACAAACGCTCACCATGATAGTGCATGTGTTCCATTGCACCTTGTTCATACCCAAGTTGCAATAGTCTGATAGTAGCAAAGCAATCATGTAATGCTTTGCCAGCTTCAAGCGCCATGCTACGTCCACCACCGGGCATTGCTTTGTGCATTCCATACCGCAGCACACCCCATGTCGGACACATATTGATGGCGCTCAACTTAGTATAGTCCATCTTTTCCAGTGTGTCAATATCTTCACGTGAAGCTAGTGACATTTCAATGCGCTGCCATTTGCGGGGTTTGCTAAAGTGGTTCATCATGTTCTCCCGTTACAGATGGATCACTACCAACCGCCATGCCCATTTCTTGCAGCCGCTTTGTATAACCTTTCATTGCTGACATGACAACTTGTTGCTTACCCATCAAGTCAGCAAGCTGGTTCATGAGTGTTGCCAAATCACGCACACTACCACGCAATGCATGAATGTCATCATTCATGCCAATCAGTATGCGTCCTAGTCGTGGATCAATGACACCAATCAACTCACGTATCTTGTTGTTACTGGGCATTAGCAGTACCTACCATTGCATTGAGTGATGCGTCATTCTTTGTGCGCAGCAATAGTAGATGTTGCGAAAGAAGCAAGATAGCAAGTGCCATGTGTAATCGGCAGTCATCAAGTGTTGCGCCAGCACGTGCTTCGGGTGTCATGTTTGCATGTGCTGCGCGAGCAAGCGAGTCAATGACAGTAGCAAACACTGAGCCACACACCGCAGCAAGATGAATAGTTGTTTGTTCTGGTGAGTTGTCAAGGAATACAGTCATCACTTCCTTGGCATGTTGATTGACGCCATCAACAAGTTCTTTGTCACCACCAAGTTGCGTAATAATTGCAGTGACAATCTGATCACTTGCGCGCACATGCTTGACAAAGCCAAGCAATGTTTCCAGTGTTGCACCACCAAGAATTGAGTTGGCGACTGGACCACCTACAAAACCTTGGCCACGTGCTTGCGCAGCAAACGCTTCTTGCTTGGCCGCATGTTCATCGTCATCAAAGTTATCATTCATTTTCATCGTTCTCCGCTTCTGCCATGATGGTTAGTGCTGCTACTTTAGCAGCACGTTCTTCTACTTTTACTAGCAGCTTGTCTAGCTTTTCAATATCCTTTGCTAGCATATCATTCTGCTTTGACAAGTCTGCTACTGTGCGCTCGTTAGCGGCTTTCTTTTTAATCTCCTGTGCTTTCTTGTGGCGCTCGACGACAACCAATCTACGCTGGCGTATGCCTTCAAGATATGTGTCGCGTTCTGTTGGCGTCATCTGCATGAACAGCTTGCGTTGGAATGC